CTTTGGTTATCAAAAGGAAGTCCTGGCCTTGCTGATGGACCATGACTATAGGCGCTTCACTCCTGAGATACTCCTGTCTGGCTCGGTCGGCTCGGCAAAATCCAGCCTGATGGCTCACCTGATTTTGAAGCACTGCCTGCAGTGGCCAGGCGCATGCGTGGGCATCGGGCGGCGGTCCCTGCCTGATCTGAAAAAGACACTCTATAAGGAAATCCTCGAGCATATGTCGGTCGGTTCGCACGGTCCCTGCCTGATCGAAGGCCGACATTATAAAAAGCGGGATAACACCGCCGAAATCCTTTTTTCGAACGGCGCTTCGATCATGCCTGTGACATGGGGGGACCAGCGCTATAGCAAGTTCAGGTCGATGAAATTCAGCATGCTGGCCTTTGAGGAACTCACCGAAAACGATGAGGACTTTGAGCCTGGTTTCAAAATTCTGAAAGCACGCCTTCGCCGTATCCCATGGGTTCCCGAAAATATTCTGATAGCCGCGACGAACCCCGATGAACCCGAATCGGTCTGGCACCGATACTTCATTCAAGGCGCTGAGAAGTTCGAAAGCCGCTTTGTCTTTTATTCCCAGACCGCTGATAACCCCTACCTCGATCCGGTATACCTATCGCAGCTGCTGCAGGATTATTCCCCCCTGGAAGCTGAAAGGTATCTGAGAGGCCGCTGGATCAGCCTGGAAGGGAAGGGCATATACCACGCCTACCGTGAGGAAAAAAACTTCATCAAGGAACCTTATAAATATGACTGGACGCGGCCTTTGCATGTCACGTTCGACTTCAATACCGCCGATGGGAAACCCCAGTCATGCGCGGCCTTCCAGCAGGACCAGCATGGGAACTTTCATTTTTTCCAGGAATCGGTGATCGACCAGGCGAACTGGTGTCTTGATAACCTTGATGACCTGGAAGCGAAGGGCATATTCGAGGGAAAGCAGGGCGAAAGAAAAGTGAGGGTTCAAAAGGTTTTCGTCCATGGGGACGCCACAGGCAAGGCGCGCAGCACGAATTCACTTCGCTCAAACTATGAACTGATCACAGGCTGGTTCGCTGACCGTGGCATCCCCGTGCAAATGGCTGTCCCCAATATCAATCCCCCGATTGTAAAGCGCTGGACTACGGTCAATGCCCTATGTGAAAATGCACTCCATCAAACACGGCTATACGTATACGCCTCGTGCCCGGTCCTGAACCTCGGCATGAAGCTGTCCAGGAAAAAACCTGGAACCGCTATCGAGGATGATTCGAAGCGATACCAGCATATAACAACGGCGCTGGGCTATGCCCTGTGCTTTTTGAAAGAAAACGAAAACCGCAAAAACAAGGTGGTGACTGATGATTGATCTTTTCAATGATGGAACCAGAAAAATGATCGCGTCCTTCATTCAAAAGGAAAAGCCGCGCCTTGCTTTCAATGCGGACATTTTTAAAATCCTGGAAGGCAATGTCAGGGAACTGCTTGAGGAACGCATGATGGAGGACTTAGGAAAAAGTTCCTTCGCTCAGGCCAGGACCCGCATGGCACCGATCAATATTTTCAAAAAGATTGTCGCAAAGCAGACCAGCATTTATAACCAGCCGGTTATCAGAACCGTGGAAGGCGGCGGGGATGAGGACATTAGCCTTTTGCGCTGGTATGAAAAGACTTTGAACCTGAACGTGAAACTAGGACGAAACAATTTTCTTTATAATGCATTCCTCTATTCGCTGCTGCAGATCACTCTGACGGAAGTGAACCCGCTGACCAGACTGGGCAAGCCTTTTGTGCGGTCGATTCCCAATCATCAATTTCTGATCATGTCGGTATCGGAATCAGATCCGACCAGTCCTGACGTGGTTATCCTTTGCATGGATCGGATTGAAAATGATGAAGGGAAAGAGGATGACTGCTACTACGTCTTTACAAATTATCAGTTCATTATCATGAACGGTGAAGGCCGTATCCATACCAGGGAAATGCAGAGGCATGAGGCCGATGGGATGAACCCCTATGGGACCACGCCCTATATTTATAACAATTGGAGTGAGCATCTTTCGATGCCAATGATCCAGCCTGACAATCGGGAAATGTCCATACTGATTCCGCTGCTGCTGACTGACCTGAACTATGCGGTCAAGTTCCAGGCCTTTTCAACTTTCGTCGCAACCGATACCGATGACACGAAAATTGAACTCTCACCGAACGCCGTTGTGTTCCTGAAATCCGATGGAAGCGGGAACAAGCCAAGCTTTGAAGCGATCAAGCCTTCGATTGATATCCAGCAGACACTCGGCCTCGCATCCTCGGAAATGTCCCTATGGCTCAGTTCAAAGGGAATCAGACCGGGCGCGGTTGGATCACTGGGCGCTGATGAATTCGCATCGGGTGTCAGTAAGATGATCGACGAATCAGACACCTATGAATCGGTTAAGGAACAGATCGGGGTTTATGAACAAGCCGAAGCGGCGTTCTGGGAAAAGCTTTTAAAGCAGATCCATCCGTTCTGGGTTGCAGCCGGGCGCGTGGAAAACACGCAGCTGTTCAACCCCAGCGCCCGCGTGGTGACAAAATTCACGCAGCCAAAGCCGATGCAGGCGCGGAGTGACCTTATCAATGAACTCAAGACCGAACTGGAATCAGGCTTCACCACGCTCGAGCGTGCGGTCAAAAGGCTGAATCCTGAAATGGATGACAAGGCTATTCAGCAGCTGATTGATGAAGCAAAGGATGAAATGGCTGCGCGTGCGCCGCAACCCGCGCCTCTTAGGTCCATCGACAGCAGCAATGACTTCCTTGCAAGCTGAGAGGTTCAGCCATGACGCGGAACAAGTCAACCAAGCTTCCCATAGATTTCCCCGAGGACTTCAGCAGCGAGGAACGCAGGCTGCTTGCTGAAAAGGTTATCGAGTTCATCCAGGACCGAACGAAGATGGGGTACAACGTGCATGGGCGTGACTGGTCGGGTGAGGCCGGGAAATATACGCCCGAATACGCGCGGAAGGTCGGCAAAAAGGAAGGCGGTCCAGTGGACCTGGCGCTGTCCCATGAGATGATTGAGGCGATCCAGTATTTTCCTGGCCAGGGCGCGATTGGTTTTAAATCAGGAACCAAAATCGAAAGGAAGGCCGAAGGGAATATACTCGGCACCTACGGCAAGCCTGATCCGAACCCGAAAAAGGCCAGGCCGTTCCTCGACATTCTGAAAAAGGATCTGAATGACCTGATTGCGGAAGTGAGGGATGAACGTGACTGATGACATAAAGCAGCAGCAGCGGGTTCCATGGATCTGCAAGGAATGCTGGGAGTATCTGAAAGATAACGAGCCAGGGGACACCTGCAGGCACTGCAAGGCAAGCCGCGACAGCATGAACTTTGCCAACCGCTTTTCCTATAGGCATGTCCGCATAGTCCTTTGGCTGATTGCTCTGTTCGGTGCGGTGTCAGTGCTCTGTGACATTTTCCTTTGGAGGCCGCTATGACGAAATCAAACGGCGCGGACACGCGCGAAGTCAGAAAGCTTTTCGCCGACATTTCAAAGCGGCTCAGTTCCCCCGAACTGATGCGGAAGCTGGGCGCATTTGTCATAGTCACAATCAGGGAAAGGACCCGCGGGAAAGGTCAGGGCGTTCAAAGGCCGAACGGTCGGGCATCCCAGCTGCGCCGCGTGACCCCGGAATACGCCGCTCAGCGGGCGAAAATGCGTGGGCGTCATCCACAGGCCGCAACCGGCAACCGATCGAACCTGACCGCAACCGGAGCCCTTTTGGATTCGATGATCCTGAAAAGGGTTTCGGGCAGTGAGATATTCATAGGGTTCCGAAATCGGCGGGAGGACCTGAAAGCTGAAGGCCAGGAAAAGCAGGGCAGGCGGTTCCTTGTTCTCTCGAGCACTGAGATTGTGACAATGCGCAAGCACGCGGCAAAAATTGTAGCCGATGAAGTGTGAAAGATACAGTGTTTCGGTTGACATATTCTTTTTTTGGAGGTTATCCTAATGACACAAGCCAATCAAAACAATCCCGGTGGGATTGACCCCCTAGCTGGTGGCGAAGGGCAGGACGGCGAAAGTCAGATTCAAGACAAAGTCGATTACCGCACGTATCGAAAAGCGGTCGATAATGAAAAGAAGCTGAAACAAGCGCTGGCAGAACGTGAAACGCGCCTTGCTGAATTTGAAAAACAGCAGCAGGCCGCGAATGAAGCGAAGCTGCTCGAACAGAACCAGCACCTGACTGTCATCGAACAATTGAAAAAGCAAAATGAAGAATTGAATGGAAAAATTCAGTCCTTTCATGAGGCGCAGACTTTCAGCCGCAAAATGCATGCGGCGGTTGGTCTTCTACATCAAAAAGGAATTCAGCTGGATCAAAAGTATCTGGATCTGATTCCTGCTGATGCAATTCAGGTCGATGCCGAAGGCAAGCCGGATATGGCTTCCGTTGTGAAGGCGGTCGATAGCTTCATCAAGGAGCATCCAAGGCTGGTTGCGGCTTTGCCGAATGATCTGCCGGGAACGCGGCCAGGAAATTCGTCCACCACGCTCACCTATGAGGCCTGGACGAAACTCCCGCCGAAGGAAAAGAAAGAACGCTTCAAGGATATCAAGCAATAGTAAATCCATGGTTCAGGCCATGGTTTATTAAATCAACCCAGGGAAGGAAGGTTTTAAATCATGGCGGATACCAATACAGGTGATGTCAGTAATGCGATCCAGAAATTCTGGAGTCCGACATTCATGGATGAACTGCGCCAGACAAATATTGTCGTGTCGCAGGTGAACCGTGAATATGAGGGAAGCATGGCAAAAATGGGGGACACTGTAAAAGTCCTTCAGGTCAACAAGCCTACGGGTCAGACCCTTACCAAAGACGGCTCAGGCGGTGAAACAACCTTCACTCCTGAAACCATGTCGATCAGCTATGTGGACGTGATCGCAGACAAGCGCTTTGTCGCTTCCTATGAAATTGATGACACGGTTGACCTTCAGACTTTGCTTGATCCATTTTCCCCGAACTCTGTGAAGGTTCGCGGCGCACTGCTGGACGCGGTGAACACGCAGGTCAACACCTATATCTATGGTCTGTTCAGCGGCGGCACGACAACCGCTTCGACTTCGACCATGACCGCCGCTGTCATGGCTGCAGTTCGCAAGCTTGCCGGTCAGAAAAAATGGGATAAGACCAAGCCATGGTATGGCAACCTGTCCCCTGAATACTGGGCCGATTGCCTCGTGGACGAAAAGCTGACTTCCAGTGATTTCGTTGCGGCTGGTCTGGTTGAAAACGCACTGGCAGGCGGCGTCAAGCGCTTTGGCTTCAACCTGTTTGAAGACAGTTCGCTGACCAACAAAGGTTACTTTTTCCATCCTGACGCAATCCTTTTCTGCATGCAGTATGCGCCTCGCTTCATGCTGTCCAGTCAGCATGCGCAGAAAAAGTTTTCCTATGTCCTTTCCTGCGATCTCGTGGGCGGCGGAAAACTCGGCATCGACGGCGATGACAAGTACAACCTGGTTCAGGTTGCAGCGCCCTGATCCAATGATCCATTGACCCCGTCTTTTGTCGGGCAACGCGGGGGAATCGGGCGACCGTTCCCCCTATTGTTTTTTATGAGGGTTCACGTCATGCAAAGTTCACTCGATCAGCGCATTCTTTTTTATGACCTAAGCGCCACAACCTGGACCGACTATAGTATCCAGCTGAATGACTGGAACAACGGAAAGACTGTCACGCTATCGTTTGATTCTGGCGACTACCTCTATATTTCCTCCTTTCTCCCCTTCAATCATAAGCACTTCAAAATCACCACGCCCGCAGTGACGGCGCGTTCCCCCTATATCGAAACCAATGATCAGGCGTCATGGTTTCCGGTTGCCGATCAGCTTGACCATACTTCCGGGATGACCGCCGCAGGCGTCCTTCAGTTCACGCGTGACCGCGATGGACGCTGGGGACGGGTGACAAATAACAAGCGGGATATTCCCGTCATGAGTGGAGCACCAACACAGGTTTATGATTCATTCTGGACCCGCTTAAGCTTTCCTGCCGGTTCGATCAGTTTCGCTCTCAGCTATATCGGTCAGTGCTTTTCATCCGATTCCGATCTGTTCCAGGAATATCCCGCACTCCGAAACACCGGACTTTTGAATGCATGGCAGACTGGCAAGGCAGACTGGAATGACCAGCACTTACTCGCTGCGTGCTATATAACCAAGGTTCTGCGCCAGAAAAATATCATCCAATCGAATGAACAGCTGCTGGATCTGGCAGTCCTTCGCACTCCCAGCGTGCATAAAACGGCGCAGATAATTTTTTCAGGCCTCGGCGCGAAGAACTACGCCGCCGAAATTGCAGCCGCGCAAAAGGCTTTTGAGGACAGTCTGGTCCTCGGCAAGTTTCAGGTGGACGCTGACAAGGATGGAATCAAAGGACCCATCGACCGCACGAGCACAACGCTGCGCATGACAAGGGGATAAGAGCATGTCGAAAGTCACTGACATTCGGGATGCACTGAACCTCATCATCGAAACCGCACTCCCGACATATTTTAAACTTACCGATTCAATCGACACGATTGATAACGTCAATGTCATGCTGCAAAAGGGATATCGGGTAGGCTATGGACCCGCTGATAACTCAAGCCGCGATTGGTGCATGACCCATATTCAAAGGCGCAGGCAGTTCAGCTTTGCTCTGACCAATGCCTACGTTCCGAACCTTGATGCCGATGGAAGGCAGGCCGCAGAGGATGCCTTGATGGATGATCAGAACGCGGTTGTGAAGGTCATTCATTCTGATCCTGAACTCACAGGCGCAGCGATCAGTTCCGATTTTGCATTTGATAACGGAATCGAATATCTTTTGAGTGAATCCGGCGAAAAACAATATATTATGATTGTCACCACAATCAGCGTTGATTACTACGAAGGGGTATAACAATGGCCTACGCTTCCCGCAGTTCAGTTATGGCATTCGTTCCAGAGGTCACGGAAGGCACGCCGGTTGACCCAGCCGCAGATAATTTCACCGTTGTGCGTGAAGGCGCTTCGATTTCAGGCGCGATGAACACGGTCACTTCCGATGAACTCCGAAACTCCATCGGCGCATCGAAAGCTTTTGCGACCAGTCAGGCACCGACCGGCTCAGTTCCGAAGTATTTCAAGCCTTCGGGCGTGGAAGGTCAGGCACCTGACTATAGTATCCTGATCGAATCCTGCATCGGTTCTGTATCAGAGGCCTCAACCGAATATGTGACAGCCGCGTCATCGACCGCGGGCACCGCGGCGGTAGCCGCAAAAATCAAGGTCACCGCGGGCGAGGAAGCGAACTTTGCTTTGGGTCAGGCTGTTCTTGTGAAGGACGGCGTGAACGGTTATGCAGTTCGCAATGTCACTGCAAAGGCATCGGGCGAACTGACTTCATCTTTCAACTTCGGCACGGCACCGGGAACCGGCGTAGGCCTCGGCAAGGCCGTTCTGTACGCGCCTTCGGATGTTTCCCAGCCGACCTATACCGCGCACTGGTATCAGTCTGCAGCAGCTGCAAGCGGCGTTCATTTGGCAATGGCAGGATGCCGAACGACTGCAATGAATATTGAATTCGTGGCCAATGAACTCGCCGCAGCAAGCTTTGAAATCGGCGGCCTCTCTTTCTACCAGAACCCGATCACAATCACTTCCAGCAGCAAGTATATCGACTTCACCGATTCGAGCAGCACGGTTGCCTGTCAGCTGACAGAAAAAACCTATTCCAGTCCCATGGACCTGGCGAATGAAATTGCGGCGAAAATGACGGCGGCCTCGGTCGATGTTATCAGCTGCAGCTTTTCGAACAGCACAGGGAAGTTCACAATCAGCAGTGACGGCTCAACCCTGTCCCTCCTTTGGAACTCAGGCGCGAACACGGCGAACAGCGCAAAAACCAAACTGGGCTTTTCGAATACCAATGACACCGGCTCTCTTAGCTATGTGAGTGACACCGCGCAAAGCTATGCGCCTTCGGTCACTCCCGCCCATGATGATCAAGCGCCGCAGGTTGTTCGATACAACATGCTGCAGCTGGGTTCCTTCAGCGACTACCTCTGCGCGGGCGGTTCCTCGCTTTCCATTTCCATCGGCACTCCAAAAACAGATATCCCAAACTGGTGCGCGGAAAACGGCCTTGATGAATCGGTTGTATTGAGCCGGGAAGTCACTGTCAGCGCCACGCTGAAATTTGAAAAGCATCATGTCAAAAACTTTTATAACCTGATCAATAACGCTGAAACGCAGCTGAGTTTCGTGCATGGTCAGCGCACCGCGGGGAACTGGGTGCCCGGCACGATCGTATCCGTGTTCTGTCCTACGATCTCGCTGACTGCATCGACTATCGCTGATCAGGATGGATATTTGGTTGTGCAGATCGAAGGCACGGCCTTTGTCGGCAATGATCTGCAGGACGTTTATATCAATTTCCTTTGAAGGAAAATCAATGAAGAGCCTTTTGACCAAGGTCATCCAGAAAAGTCTGAACGCCCTGATGGGAGGCGCTTCGCTTCCATTGAACGTGAATCACGCCATAGCAATCGAAGGAACAAAGGCCATGACTGAACCGCAAAAAACGCCAGGGACATATACCGCTGAACTGCCAAAGGGGAAGGGAAAGATCACCTATCGCCTTCCGAACGTCATCGAACAGCTGCGCTTTCAGTCAGCAGCAAAATGGTATGACCCGGAAATTTCGCAGGACGGCGCACTCAGAACCTCGCATGCAATCGGTCAGATCCATCCATTCGTGACTTCGATTGAAGGTGAATACAAGACCATGGATGAAGTGATCAGCGATCGGGATAACCTGGATGCGCTGATCATGGTTGCACTTCACATAGCAGGCACGCGCGTCCCCGAAGCCGAAAAAAAGCAGTAAGGACAGCGGCTGTTAATATCAATTCAAACTTTGAATTGATGGATGGAGTGGAACCGGGGAAGGAAGGCGCGGTGCGGTATGCGTTGGATCTATTGAACGCAGTCAACGGCGTTCAATCCCTCGGCCTTACTCCGCTTTCGCTGTCCGATTTCAGTCTTTATGACTTTGAACTTGTGACCTATCTGCAATCCCAGCTGCGACTGACAAGGCCAAAAAAGTGAAGGGGTGAATTCAATGGCTGATGCCGATCTGCTTATAAAGGTTGCCACGCAGCCAAAGGACCCTTTCGCTGATGTTAAAGACAGCCTTGATGATGTTGAAAAAAAGTCCTTCAGTGTCAGTGACGGCTTTGGAAAGATAACCGGCGCACTTGCAGGTGTGGCCGCACTGGCGGGAACCTTTGATTTCATCCTGGACGCCACGCGTGAAATGGAGGACCTTCAGACCCAGTTCATCGCGTTCACCGGTTCCGCTGCAGGCGCAGCCGATCAGATGGAACGTTTGACTGCGTTCGCTTCGAAATCCCCCTTCTCACTTGCCGATGTTGCCAACGCCAACAAAACACTCTTGGCTTTTGGTTCATCGACAACCGCGTCCCTCGAACAGCTAAGACAACTCGGGGAAGTGTCAGCCGCAACCGGAAAGGACCTTGGGGACCTTGCCACAATATTCGGGCAGATCCAGGCCGAAGGGAAATTGACCGGTGAAAGATTCGGACAGCTGATCGAACGAGGCGTCAATCTCGGACCAGAGATTGCGAAGTCCATGGGGATTGCTGAAACAGCGGTCAAGCAGTTCACGTCCGAAGGGAAAGTCAGCGCCGAAGTTGTCGCAGCTGCATTTCGGAAAATGACTTCCGAAGGCGGTCAGTTTTTCGGCTCAACCGAACGCATGGCAGGAACCGTTTCGGGTTCCATTTCCTCGCTGACCGACAATGTCAGCATTCTCGCCAGCACGGTCGGAACGTCCGCTGTCCCTGCCTTTTCGTCCCTGGTCAATATCATTTCCAAGGCGGTTGAAGGCAATATCGCGTATCTGAAAGAACAGCAAAAGATCGCGAATGAAAACGAAGCGCAGAAAAGAATCCGTTCGATCGGTGAGGAGGTTTCAGAACTCACTGAAACCCTGACAGAACTGAAACAGACCCAGTCCGAAGGGTTCAAGTTTTTCGGTGATGACCAGCTGGAACTGACTGACAAAATCGATCAGGTCACGCTGTCGATTCGAAATCTGTCAATGGAACGCCTCAAGCTGATCAAACAGGAAGGCATGTCTGAAACCCTGAAAAGGGACGCGGACGCCGCCGCTGAACTCGCAAAGCAGCAGAACAAGGCCGACGATGAACGGAAGGCCAAACTTAAGGAAGCGGCTGCTGCGCAGGATGCGATTCAGGCGAAAGCCGATGAGGACAAGAAAAAGAAAATAGCTGAGACAGAAAAGCAGATCAATGATCTAAGGACCGCCGAGCAATCGATTGGTCTGCAGCGTGAAACCCTTTTGATCCAGCAGCAGCAGGAAAGGAACGCAGAGGCCGAAAAGAAAGCCGCTGCTGATGCATTGCTTCGTGAGCGGGAAAAGGCTGAGGGTCTTTTCATCCTGCGTTCAGAGGCCGAACTTGCCGACGAAGCGAGGGAACTGGAAACCAATGAACGCCGCCGCACTCTGATGCTGGAAGCGGTCAATGCCAGGGAATCGGAACTGACCGCCGCGCGCACCGCAGCAGAGGCATCACGCCAGGAACTCCTGGGACAGTTCGAATCGGCCGAAGTCACGCGCGCGCAGGAAACCCAGCGCAAAATAACGGAGACACAGAAAAAGGCCGAAGCCGATCGCATGGGTGTCATCCGAAAGGCGCAAAAGGATCAATGGGACATAGCTGCAACTACAACCCAGGCGCAAAAGCAATGGGATGAACAGACCTATGCGCAGCGCCTTGCCACCGCACAGACAGGACTGAATGCGCTTGCCGGTCTGATGAAATCAAAAAACCGGGAAGCATTTGAAATCGGAAAAGCCGCCGCCATTGCGCAGGCGCTGGTTGCAATCCCTGCAACCGCAATCGATGCATATAAATCACTGGCAGGCGTTCCCCTGGTCGGTCCTGCACTCGGCGCAGCAGCTGCAGCGGCGGCGGTTGTGGCAGGCATGGAACAGGTCAGGACAATCCAGTCCCAGCGCCTCGCACTTGCCGAAGGCGGTATTGTTCCAGGCGTGGGAAACAAGGACACAGTTCCGGCACTGCTGACCCCCGGTGAAGTAGTCGTGCCGAAGAAAAATTTCGGGGACCTTCAGGATTCCTTCGTTCGCGGTGCGGTTGCTGATGATCAGGTCATGCTGCTGCAGGCCGGGAACAATATACAAATGCGCATCCTCGACACTCTGACTTATGGAACGGTGGGCGAAAAACTCACGAGCATGCTTGCGGCCATTGAACGTGTCAGGGACGCGGTAAGCAGTATTTCCATTTCCTCGGGAACCAATACTGAAGCGGTCAAGGAAGCGACAGAGGAAATTGAAAGACAGCAGCCGCAGGTTGAGCCTTCAGGCAGAGGCAATAGCGGCGGTGGGCGAGTGAACAGCAGAACCAAGAATCAGTAAGGGGAAGCCATGGCAGCAGGGCAACGCGGGCGGCGCAACGCACGGATCTGCGATAATAATCATATGACGATTGCTTCGGTCACGGCACCGGCAGCGGTCGGCTTTCCCTTTTCAAATGCGATCAATGCGAAGCGAAGGGGGAAAGTCTGGAAGCCTGGAACCAATTCCTTCACAATCGAAATTGACCTTTTGACCGCAAAGCAATTTTCATTCGTCGGAATATTCGGGGAATCAAATCAGGTTTTCAAAATATCGAACGCTGCGACAATCACGATCAAAGCGAACTCCATCAATATCTTTTCAGGCGCGGTCCCCTATTCGAAAACAATCCCGGTCACTGACAGCGGCGCGTTCGCTGATCTGACCGATGCATCAAACCTGACCGGCTTTCAGTATCGCTTCGTTCAGATCATCATTGATGACAGCACGAATCCTGATGACGTGGAGATTGCCTATATATACCTCGGGGACCATACCGATTTTGCATTCAATGTGAATCAGGGCTTTCAGTGGAACCAGCAGGACCTTTCCAAGCGGGTGTCATCGGATTCAGGCGTGGTCTATAGCGTGGCAAAAAACCAATATTCCGTTTTCAGCGGTATGGGATTTTCCTACCTCGATACTTCCGACCGGCAAAAGATTCAGTCCACGGTTGCGCGGCTCGGTCTTTCGAACCCCTTTGTTTTCTGCCTTGATCCATTGGAAATCGGTTTCGATCTCGAGGACGGCACGAAGCTTTGTTACTTCGAACAGCTTCCCCAGCTGACCCATGTCTATATGACGAAATTCAATGTAGCCTTTTCGCTGCGTGAGGTTGTGTAAATGGATTTTGGAAACGCCCTTTTATATTTGAAGTCAGGCCGCAGGGTATGCAGATCAGGCTGGAACGGCAAGGGCATGTATGTCTGTTATCAGGAGGCCTACCCTTCAGGCATCCCGATCAACCAGAACACCGCACGCGCCACGGGCCTCGCTGAAGGAACGCTCTGCGTGTTCCGTCCATACCTCATGATGAAAACCGCCGACAATGAATTTGTGCCTTGGGTTGCCTCGCAGTCAGACATCCTTGCGAGTGACTGGGAGCTTTCCGAATGACAAAAACCGCAAGCAGGTATTTCGGTCAGTGGCCAGAGCCTATGGTTGCCGTGATCTGCAACGGCCTTCCCCATGAGATATTCATAACCGAAATGCTTTCGACCGAAGGCAGTCAGCAGATCGAACGCATGGGTGTCATGATATTCAAACGCGGCCTGCAGCCGACCGTGACCCTGCAGCTGAAGGCCTACCGCGATGCGGTCCTGATCGGCTCAAGTGACCTATGGACCGTCTCTGAAATCGAAAGCCTTCACAATACCAATGGAACCGGAAATTTCGTCGGCTGGATTCGCTTCCGCTTCACGCCGCGGCTGAACCTTTCCGCAGTGGACCATACAAGGATTGTGCTCGAACTCGGGAACTACGCCTATACGGAAAGCACAACCTGGATCGGTGCGGTTCTGGATTGGCCGATCACAATGGGATATAACGCCACGCCGGGAACGGTCAGCAGTGCGCCGGTTGCTCTGGAACTCTATGGTCAAAAGGCGAACCGATGAGCCAGAAAATGACAGTCACGCCCTACGTGGACCTGACTTCGCGCATGTCGGGGACCAGCTGCGCATGGCCTTGGGAAGTCACGGCGGTTTATGTGAACGGCGTATCGAATGCGTTCACCTGGTCGGATGGAACACTGACCGTGACCGGCTATACTTCGGGTATCGTCCTCGCGGACTTCACGCTCTATCTCCTTTATGACCTTCCTTCCGGCTATTATCCATCCGATCCAACCGACACCGGCTCAACCCCTGTTTACTGGGAAAACAGGCTGGGTTCTTTTTTCTCGGTATCGAGTTCCATCAAAAGCTTTGAAACCGGCCTGACTGAAGTTTCAGGCGGGTCCATTCAGATCAGAATTGATGATGAATGGATGGATCTGATCACGGAACTGATCATCTTTTCCAACCGCACAATAAGGGTCTATACCGATGACGTGATTTCCTTTAAAGGCATCACAACCAAAATGGATATTTCCGATTATGTGATGACGGTCCAGATCCAGAAAAGGCAGACCATACTGGAATCGGAACTGAACTGGGGGGACCCTGATTACCTCTGCAGGATCAAGCGGAGTTCGAACACGGCCTTTTATAATGGCGCGAATATCCCGACAGAGTTCGAAGGTTTTGCGGTCCCCTTTTTTTTCGGTGACAGCTTTCCCTATGAAGCGAAAGACAGCGAGGAATATGACCTGGGAACCGCCACGCCTGGCTTTCTGGTTCCCCCTGGAAATAAAAGAGCGGGCAAGGGCGTGAACACGTCCACGTTCATAGCGCGCGTGATTCCGACCAGTGCATCGACCGGAATCATAGGCCGCATGCCGTCATGGCAATCCCTTTCCTCAGTGCCGATCAGCCAGGCGCTGACAGGCTCTCAGCATAACTGGACCAAAGCGGAACAGGGAACCAACACTGTCATAATGACGAAAATGATCATCGGTGAAGTCTGCACGCTCTCATCGCCTGGCTATATAAATTGCGCCAGGCTTTATAACCGTGACACCGTGCGCGGTTATTTCGTCATGTCGGCTGATGATCCTGAGAGCACAAGCGATCAGGCGAACCCCGCGAACTATGTCAATTACAATGCAATCAGCGGCTGCGATGAAAATATTCACTTCTTTCCATCGGCAATCCCAAAAACAACCTGGACAGGCGGTGCGGTCCTTTCAGGGACCTTCACGCCGGGCGGTCATCGCTGGCTCACAGTGAGTTCCATCGGCGGGATGGACCTGACAACCGATGATCTTTATGTTGTGATCACGTCAATCAGCGGCGAAAAAACGGCGGTGGAAGTCATGCAGTTCGCACTGGAAGCGCACGGCTATACGGTCGATGCAGCATCCTTCGCGGCGCTTGCGGCTGACCTTCCATACAAGACCATACAGCAGGCAGGACTTGCTCAGAACGTCCCCACGCTCGGCGCGTTCATCTCAGAAATCAATCGGTCCCTCCTGACTGTCCTGGTCTTTCCCGCGTCCAATGATGAACCCTTCCTTGTGAAGGTCGATGCGAATCAGGCCGCCAGTCAGACAATTTATGAGGAGCAAATTTCCGGCCTTCGCTTCGGGCATGAATACCGTGACCAGGCAAAGGCCGTGGAGTTCAGGCCGAAGTACGCCCGCAGTGATTCCCAAAAAGCTTCGCTCTATCGGGCTTACTCCTCATCCATGGCAACGCTGTTCGGCTCGGAAAGAAAACTGACAATTGATCATGTCCTCAGTGAAGTCCCCCCGACACGCTGGGAGGAAATGACCGAATTTTTCGGCTCTCCTTTGAGCACGGTCAGCTTCACTCTTTTGGATGATGAGGTTGACCTTGAACTTGCTGATTGCGTCCAGCTGGATCATCCTGCATGCTCAAAAAAAATATTCATCACTCAGATAACAAAGCAGCCTCTAGGCCGTGCAATCCAGGGAAGGTATTTTTATGTCAACGATAATTCGTGAACTGACGGACATTCAGGGAGTTGAGGTTTCCGCGCCCACTGAGAACCCTTTCACCGCAAGCGGGCTGGAAGTTTTCGCAACCGATGCAGCCTATGAAGTTGTTCGGCCTTCCCCTGGCGCGGGTGAATTTTATTTCAATTCGACCTATGGCGCGGTTCGCATTTATAACGGCACGGCCTGGCAGTTTGACAAAACAACCTTCACCGCACAGACCGACAGCACAACAACCGGATCAGATCAGGACATATCCCCCAATACCACTGATCAGATCATCCGATTCACGCAGGGCTCTCTTGCTTCCATTCGCTCGATCAATCCAGCCAATCAGCGGCTGGTCTATATTTATAACGGCCAGGCATCCAACGGTATCACGCTGAAAAATGAGGCCGCAGGCGCAACTGCTGCGAACCGAATCAAATGCGGCCTGGACTACGTGATCCAGACAGGTCAGCTTGTCACCTTGATTTATGATGAGGACCAATCACGCTGGCTGATCGCTTCGAAGCCGATCACTGGCCTGGAAGCTTTCGTCGATGACGCGGCCTATGTCACGGCGCACGGACCCGCCGCCGCTGGATCACGCTACTGGAACACAACCAGCAATGTCGTGCGTGAGCATGACGGGAACGCCTGGTTTAATAACCGCGTGGCCTTTGAAACCGATGTCAATTCATCGCTGACCGGCTCTGACCAGGATCTGACCCCGGCGCGCAAGCAGATCATCAAAGTCACAAATGCTTCACTCAGTTCGATTCGCGGCGTTTCGCCGCTGATCATTCAATACATGATCCTGATCAATGGAACCGGCGCAACGCTCAGCATAAAAAATGAGGCAAGCGGTGCCAGTGCGACGACAAGGATCGTCACAGGAACCGGCGTTGACCTTTCGGTGAAGGACGGCGCTTCGATCGTTATGGCCTATGATTCAGATTCCCTTCGCTGGAGGGTCATAGGCGGCTCAGGATCGGGCGGGGGTTCTGGGTCAGGCATCAATTGCTGTCTTTCCCCTAACGACACTGCAGGCCAGTTTTCGGCCTCGCTGGGCTATGGCTGGTATTCCTCTGCCTCAACCGCTGCGACGACGACGACGACGACAAGCGAATGTCCGCTATATCCGGTTGTGACCACGGCAATCAAAATGACCAGAACAACCGCGGCGTCCTATGACGCCTACCGCTGGCGCATGCCTGCAGGCCTGAAAAACACGGTGTTTCCGATCTCATGGCTGCAGCAGGTTCAAACGGGTGCGGTAAGCGGCGAATTCAAGGTTGACGTTTACACCTTCACCGACAGCGCCTATACAACCGGCGCGACCAGAAAAGCGTTGCGATCTGATTCCAGCAGCGTGACTTCCATTCCTGCATACAACGGATTTTTTGGCAGCGGGAATATTATCGCGTTTGATGCCGGAGATGAGGACTACTATGAAGTCCGGTTTCCTCGCGTGTCGGGAACCAACTGGCTCACGATTGTAAACCTTCAGCTGGGTCCCCAGCCGAACACCGTTGCGAATGCGATGGGGGAATTGGAACATGTCACCACGTTTACTGTAGGAGCAACAACAACACCGCCGACCCCTGGAACCGGGATAACCTATTTAAGGAACACTTTTCGAGCGGGTCGATGGGCAATTATAAGATATGAAATTCGGCAGGCCGTTGCAGGCAGCGCAGGAACCGGGGACTACCTTTTGCCTCTGCCTAGCAATTTGTCAATCGACTATTCGCGCGCAGGATATACCTCAACCTCTTCATGGAACGGGTCTGTAGGGGAAGGTACTTTGCTTGTTGCATCGACTTTGTTCGATGTAAAGGCATGCATAGCAAATTCAGGTTCATACGCTAATAAAATTCATTGCATGCTCAGCAATGAAACCACAGCACTTTCTACTTGGAGTTCTTCACAAGGAACTTTTGCTAATACTACGCTGCAATTGTCGCTAACAGTCACCGTCCCCATCGTCGGCTGGGATGATTCGGTTGTGGTGGGTCCTGCGAATACGGTTGAATATGTTTCACATAACGGAAGCGCGCAATCAAATGACTGGGCACAGATTCCTAATATTGCGGGTGCCACAAGTTTTACTTCATACACCATAAACCCTTTATACCCTTGCCTGTCAGATGACATTCTGGAAATTGAACTTAAAGACGGCACTGGCGTTATTCTTTCGAATAGCGGCTTCCCTTGGATCAATGGAACCGGCGGTTACATATTCGGCATTCAAGTTCGAAAACAAGCCAATGGCCAAATTGTTGTAAATTTTGGGAATGCTGGGTTTAGTCCAGCAAGTGGAATTGGAGCGGTTGCCGTTGGAAATTCTTGGTCTGATTTCAGGACTTCAGGCTGGACATACCGCATCCGAAAATCCAAGCCTGGAATCCCCGCAGGCCTAGAATACGGCCAGTTTCACGGCGGCGCGCAGCTTTATAAAGCGGGCAGTGCGCCTGGCCTGACTACGGGCGTTGCGATTGCAGCGGGGTATGTTGGGGAAAAACTCGAAAGTGTTTCCGGCGCTGTTAACCTTTCAGGAACTGGAGCATACACAGATATTTGCAGCGTGACACTGACTGCAGGAGTATGGATCATAAACGCCGCTTTAAGTGGTGCTCTCAATACTGGCACTGGAATGACTGTGATGTATGCTGCGCTGGGAACAGTGGCAGGAAACACAGGCGGCGGAGCATCACAGGGAAGCACGCAATTTGATGGACCACCACCAACCGCTCAATACAACACACCGATATCAATTCCTGGCGTCCATGCAAACATAAGTTCAAGTACCACCTATTATCTCAAAGGGCTGGGAAGTTACTCGGGCGGAACTCCACAAGCAAGAGGCCGTATTACTGCAATACGCATAGCCTGAAAGGAAACAAATATGTCACGCAATTCAGACCGCAGAAAAATAAAAGACGTTCAAAATATTCTCGGCGCGCATGCACTCGAAAAGATCGCAGCGCTGCAGACCGTTTCATTTCGAAACATTGATGAGGACCCGAACCAGCCTATATCAATCGGTTTCATCGCGCAGGATTTTGAAAAGGTTTTCCCTGACCTTGTTCGAAAGCGCAAAAAGGATGACGGCATAAAGCCGATCAAAAAGCCAAAGCCGCCGCGCGTGCCTGAACCTCTGCCGGTTCCTGGATCGGGAACCGCACAGCCGGAAACCCCTGCGCCGACAGTGCCAGTGAATCCAGGAACTGGGGGAAGCAATACCAATCCCGCGCCTGGAACTTCGGGCGGTCCCCGGACACTCGCGGCCTTTTTCACCGATGACCCCATTGCGCCGGTCGGTGAAGCAAAGGGTGAAGTCACCGCACTGGCGGCGGCAAACGATGATGAGAGCGACGATGATGATTCGATTTCAGTCATCGAACAGCAGGGCTTTCAGATCACGTCCTATGAGGAACTGATTCCCATGCTGGTCGGTGCGGTGAAGGAACTGGCCTTGATCAATGAAGGCCTGACTGCAAAGCTTGATGAACTCGAAAAGAAGGTTGCCAAACTGAAACCGGCACTCACTGCCTGAAAATAACGAAAGGAAAAAACCATGGTTCGAATTCTGAATGAAGGCGCAGTCATCAATGCATCCTATGCAGAAGATACTGAATACGTGATCAACTGCCAGGATCTGACTTCGCTCTCTGTTTATAACAAGTACACGGTTGCAGCGAGTACGGCAAAAACCTTTATAACAGGCGTCAAGGCCAGTAAGGTCATTCAGGACATAACCTATACGGCAGCATCGGGATACGGTGACACAGGCAATGCGATCACAATTGCATATACCGCAGGCGCAACCGCGGGCGCGGAAGTGGTCACGGTTTCCGGGTCAGCAGTGACTGTTCAGATTGCAACGGGCGTATCGACAGCCACGCAGGTCAAGGCCGCATGGGATGCCAAAGCCGAAGCGGTTGCACTCGCTACCTCCGCTATCACCGGCACCGGAAGCAATGCGCAGGTTGTGGCTGCAGCCGCGGCACTGACCGGGGGAACCGGGGAAGTCGATATTGATAATGACCTTGTCAAGTCAACCGCGCATGGTTTCAGAACAGGCCGCAAGATTGCTCTTACAACCTCAAGCGCACTGCCCACCGGCCTGACTGCAACCAACTATTGGATGATCCGGGTCAGCGATGACACGCTGAAGTTCGCAACCTCGCTCTCCAATGCCATGGCAGGCACTGCAGTGAATATCACCGCACTCGGCACCGGAACCCATACCATGACGCCCGCCGCTCTCTCAGCATGCACGGTGAAGCTGCAGGAATCGAACAACGGAACAGACTGGGATGACATTGCAAGCATGTCCACTACGATCACCGCAACCGGCGCATCGAAGTTCAAGCCTGCTGATGTTTCGATGAAATTTATCAAAATTGCTTTTGCAATCGGCGATGGGCAGGTTGAGCTAGTGTCAACCATATGCGGAAAGGGCTAGCATTCCGCTTGCCTTCGCGGCCTTGCTGGATCAGGCCTTGGAAACCGGGTAAGATGGAATTCACCTGCGCGTTTCAAGGCCTCCTAAGAAAGAAATGAACGGCTATATTTTGAACAAAGGGCGAATCCTTGACGGATGCGCTCTTTTTTTTTCCTCATGATATGATCATAATGACCGATCAGAACAATTAAAAATCGGGGGAATCTGCCATGGATCAGCAATTCCTGGATGCCCTGAAAGGTTTTTCGACCGAACACCTGCTTATACTGCTGGCAGGCTATAGCATTGGCAAGCTTACAACCTATGCGATCCATGCAAAAAAAGCTGCATACAAGGCGCGGCTTGTGCTTTTGCAGGCAGAGGTTGACCGCCTCAAAAATCACAGTGAAGCTGAAAAGGGGGACAGCATTGAAAAAGCTGACTGATCACTTTTTCGAGCATGAACTTGCATGCCCTACCGGCGAATGCAGGATGGACCCGCACTTCCTGATTCTGCTTGAATGGCTTCGCGTTCGCTGCGCGTTCGAGTTCATTATCACCAGCGGATACAGGACGCCTGAATATAATGCGAAGCTGAAAGGCCACGCAGACAATAGCATGCACTGCCTTGGTATTGCCGTGGACGTTTCACATGAAACATGGACCGGAACCATGAAATGGAAGTTCATCCGTGAGGCCTCAGCACTCGGCATTTCAATCGGGATTTATAAAAAGCATTTCCATATTGATTCCAGAACCGGGCCTAGCGTCCTTTGGATCAAGGTTTGACGCTTCCTTGATCCAGGCTGTCCAAGGAATCCCAGATCCAGGACAGCGCCTTTCAAATTTCCACTGGCATACATAGGCAATTACCTTTACTCTGAAGTTTATTACCAAGCCAATTTTAGGACGAATTGAAATCATGCTTAGGCTGTTTTCAAAACCATTATCCATGCTGCGCCTTGTGTCAATCAATATCAGGCGATTGTACATCCTGTACATAAAGGGGAAAAACCTTGATCACTCGCATGCTTTGGGCCGTCCTCGATATACTCGAATCAATCGGCGTGATCCGACCCCTGAAAGATATTTTCTAAGAAAAGAGAGCACGTCATGGCAGCTGTCAGGATCATCGAAAAACAAAGGCTGGATTCGCTCTTTTCAATTCTCTATCGTTTGCCTGCAGCCGAAATGCTCGGCCTCGCAAAGGACTATGAGGACCTTGAAACGCGCCTGACGGCGCTGCTTCCGCATGTCTGCGATGATGATCCGTGGAAGGGTCAGATCAAAAAAATGATTGTCGATATTGCAGACCGCACGGATATGCTATATCGTTTCCTGCGGAACGCGGGTCATAGTGATTTCGCGTCCTGAAACAAAAGCGCTGCATTTGTTTTTCTGTCTTGAGAGTTTGTTTTAATTTCTCTAGTAGTGTCCCGGCATTTCCGTTTTAAAAGACGGCCTGCCGGGATTTTTTTTTCCATGGAAAAAAAGAAGCGAAGGAAAATGATTTCCCCCGCTTCCAGTTTTTTCACGTCATAGTTCAAACGAATTTCATACCTGACATTATTTTGACACAGACGCCTTGCACTGGGAACTCCCGGCGCTGACCAGCGCTGAAAGAAATACGTCAACCGCTTCCACAATGGCATCATCAAGCTTTGTGTCCCGGGTCTGGGCGGCTTCGGCCTTCAGCCGCTGGATGACTTCCGCTTTCCAGCTTTGAACGACAGGCTGGATTGTGCACTGCAGGCGTTCCGCCATGCCCTGGACCGCACCGCTTTTGATCTGATCCAGGATGAAATTGACGACAAGAGAGATGAGCCAGTCTTTCACTGCGTTCAGCATGATGAACCCCTTTTGGTTGGTTGGAATATCCGATCGCAAAAAAATGTTATCATGAATATGCGGCGCGTGGCATGCCTGACAGGGCATTGACGCGCTTGCGCATTGGCCCTGGCCTGCCCGCTTTATGCGTGAAGCTTTTCGGTCTGGCATGCTTTTTTCGCTCTCTCGGAACAACTCTGGAGGGGTGAGTGAGTCCTTCACTCATGCGGCGGGCAATTCAGGCCAGGGTCATCCCCCTTCACCGCGTTCAGGCCTTGGTTTCATGCATTCATAGCTTAGACCGGCGAATGCGGTGAGGTGAATCAGCAGCAGCATTATCCATTCAAACTGGGTCATTTGGCTTCCCCATGGAATGCCGGGCGCGGCTTCATTATTTTCAGTTTGATTTTCGCGCGCCGGATTGTGAGAGCCACAACCTTGATATCAAAATGAAGCGCCCTATAATGGTCTGTGATCGCCTCATCGGAAGCGCCCGATCTGATGAGATCCGACACGTCCTCAACCTTCAGGCGCAGGCCTTTTCTTTTCATCACAGTCCCCCGATTGTTTTCGCAATGAACAGAATCCAGACCAGAATCAGAATCGACATGATGACCCAGACCGTGCGCCGGTCTTTATGTGTCGGGGTTCGAACAAAGTTATCAGACCGCACGGCCTGAATGATTGACCTTGGGTCCAGCGGCTGTTTTCTTTTCCTGATGCGCGCGCGCAAGCGGAACTGAAGGATGGAAAAAAGGGTCACAACCGCAAGGCTGAAACCCAGAATGACAGACAGGATCAATTGGCCAGGCCTCATCCTAGTATACCCGCTGCACGATGACATTGCGCTGTCCATCGGCGGTCTGAAATTCATAGGCCTGATACGTTCCCCGGCTGAGAAGTCCGAAGTAGGCGCGTTTGGTAAGGGTGCCTTGTGTGTAAAGTCCAAAGTCCTGATCAATGCGAAAGATAGCATCCAGCGGTTCCCCCGTGACTGTGAGCGGACTTTCCGCGTTGTTATCGCCTTCCAACCTGATGAGGTTGACCTTTCGATTCATAATATTTCCTCACAAGGATACCCACCGATTCATCGGTGGGAGGAATTGAGAGTGATCTATCTCCCAGGTCGGAGATAATCCCCAAAGGGAGCCGGTCTTTCCCGGCTGTCAGTCCCGTGAGAGACATCGCCGAATTACTTCGGCATACTCCGCTTGCGCGGGTAAAGGTCACCTTGCCGATGTTATGGAGCGGTTTACTTGCAAGCAGCACTGGCCTAATCCCCTTACTCCTGTTTAACCGCTTGCCGTAGAGCCCAGGACTGGTGAAGCATCCAGGGGTACCTATCTGATTCGCTCCTAACGTAGCTTGAGGGTTGCCCCTCTTGCTCGGGCGGGTCAACGTGAGACATGCTTGGACCTATTCCTTACATGCCTGCCCCTTTAGGGGCGGGTAGTTGACTTGACCAGTCTGCATGATTCAACCTCGGCAAAAACGTCATTGCACTTTTGAACGGTGCGGTGATAGTCGGGAAATAGCTGTTCAGTTTGCAATACCCTGATGCACGTTTCGATGCAATCGGCTTTTGTCAGTTCGACAATGCCCTTGTTCTTTTGAAATATGTCCCGATAGACAACCATGATCATGAGAATCGAGGACGCGAACAGTGCCAGTCCTATGACCGTGAACATGATATTTTTCATTGTGTTTCCTTTGGATTGGGAAGCTGGTCATACCATTTTTTGAGTTCAGCAAGAGTGGCCTTTTCTACGATCATTGTTCCTGTCATTCCGAACTTTTCCAAAAGCACTTCATTCTTGTTCATACCAAGGACCTTGACCCTTTCGATGAACTTATCCAGCAGTTCCTTTCGTTTCTTTTGCTGCTGTTCATCGACAATCGCAGCCATGCGTTCCTGCATTTCATGATCAATCGGGGGAACGTCCGGCGCAGCGACAGGGGAAGCTGAACCGCCGCTGCGTTTGACTTCCGGCGCTGGTGCAGCTGGGACAATGCGAGGACCCATAGGCGCTGCTGGCTTTGTTTCCGGTGCCGTGGCTTGCGCGTCATCGTCCACGTCCGCGCTGATTCCAAGTAATGCGCATATGGAATATCTTTTTCCGTACGTCAAAAGTGACCCCATGGCCTGCGCAGCGTTCGCCTTTTCGCTGAATGTCATCGGCATGGGGACATGGTTTGATAGCGTATGCTCACCGTCCGACACATGGCAGTGAACTTCCAAAAGGCGGTTTTCGATTATCTTTGGATCATGCCATAGAAAAAGTCCCTCAGCTGCAAGCGCCGGACGAACGGCTGCAAGGATTTCGTCAAGGGTCATATAGTTATATGGACGCGTCCCGCCTGCCAGTGCATGACCATCCTTTTTGATTCCGGTGAAGTTCATTGATGCGCGCGCTAGCGCCTGGATGAGAGGTTTCATTAGATGACTTCCTTCATGACAGAAAAGCGGACGCTCGGCGTTTTGGCAATCGATGCAAACTCGCGCACCTTGACCGCCATGACCTTTTCAGATTCCGTTTCCAGCTTTTCAATGTCGGTTTTCAATATGCGTTTTATATCGTTTTTTTTCCAGGCGTAAGTGGTCTGCACCAGATCAGGATAGTGAATTTTATGGTTCGCGCCGGGTTCGGAGTATTTCATTTCGACCGATTCAGAATACTGAACCCAGCACTTGAATTCATTGCCGGTGAACTTCTCGAAACCGTTGACCGTCATGGCATAGATCAGGTGTTCCTTAAGACGCCTTGCCTGATTTTTCAATGTCGTTTCGGCCTTTGCGTATTCATCCTTTTTTCTTTTCATATGTTCCTGGCGCATTTCAATTTCATCTATCAGATACTTGTAATTATCGATCTTGACCTTGCCGTCCTGCATCAAGTCCGGCGCTTCGTTCAGGTCAACTTCCAGCATCGCCTCATCAATCAGGACCAGCGTGCGCAGGATTTCATTCAATGACTTTGGCTTGACGATAGTACGCGGCTGCGCCTCGCTCGGCGCGGTTTCAAGCAATAGGTTTTCCATGTCGGTTTTTCCCCGATGAAAAAAAGTGATAACGAAACAGTTCAATTTTTCATCATGTGAACCTGGATTGCAAGCTGAAAGGCAGGCGGGGAACGGAATACGCGGAAATAAAAAGGGAACCTTTGATCAGGTTCCCATGAATCGAGGCGTTAAATATGAAAGGTTCAAATCTATTTTACACGTCTCAGATGACGCTCGGCTGTTTTTTTCGCATCCTCATCACCGGCAACCAGCTTGCGCATGAGTTCCAGCATTTCCTGCAGCGTCAATTTCATTTCCTTATTTTCCTCGGACAGGTCATCGATTTTTTTCATCATCGCGCGTGTCATTTCCTTCTCCTCATCCTTGTCACGGTTTCGTGTCCTGGTTTCAATTTGAAACAGGCCGCTGATTCTTGAGGCCAGTCTGATGCGGTCCATTTCCGAAATGGCCAGAGGTTGACCTTCATAGTCCGGTGCCTTTGTATCGCATGTGGCAACATCTTTGTTGACCTTGAACGTGCCCTTGCACCTGTCCCATGTCCCCCAGCCGGTTGCGTCCAAGTCCCCCAACGTATCCCGAATACTTTTCTCTGAACATTCTGTCAATGCTGATAGACACTCTGTCAGAGTTTTCCCGCGCGCGCGAACCTTAACAATATTTTTACGGTTCATTGTCAGAGGCAGCGCGGTCATGATCTTTTCCCTGGTTGTGCCATATCGCATTGCATACAAAAACACATTCATTGAATTCGTCTTATGAAAGGAATTCTGCATCAAGAGTGCTCGATTTCAAAAATTAAAATATTCCCCGCGACAATCGGATTGAACAACAATCGGGCACCGAAAGCAAGGTTATGCAGCTTCAAAGCCAGATCAGACCTGTCATGCAAGGGTCACACAATTCGGTGCGTGCGCTTTTTTTCTGTACGACAATGGCTGCAAATGCGGACATGGTCCGCGTGACAAAAGCTGCAAATGCAGGCATTGACGCGGTTTCGAATGCAATGTTTTCGAGGACTTGTAAATTTTTCCTTCTATGATTCTAGGTTCCCGGTTTTTGCTTTTGATGGGAAATGCAGGGGGGAAACCAGTCAGTCACACGTGCATGCATTCCGGTATTGACCTTAAAGACACTCCGCGTACTCGTGCGCCTACGGCTTACTCGCACTTGGTCTTCAATTTTCTGGGATTTCATGTTGCAGGTTTTCCCCGGCAGGAATACTTTTCAGCAGTCAGTGAGATACAACAGGTCAGAAAGAAAAATCATCAGACGGCGCTGCTGCATTCAGCGGCCGCCGATTTTTTCGCGTGGGGAAAATATGGCAACGGAAAAGCAGCTGAAATTTGTCGCAGACATTGAAGCCGCTGTGACAGCGATGACGCATGAACGGCAACCGGGGAACGTGAAAATCACCGAAGTTTTGGAAATGACGAATCGGGAAGTCCACAACCTTCGGCCTTTGATTGTCCGGCTCGGTGAGTTGGGGGAACTGGAACTTTTGAAAAGATTGCAGGCCGCTTTTGCGCGGGTGGACTTGAAACCGACCCTGCTTGAAAAACAGATCGGGGTTCTGGAAGGGACCATTGCACCTGACCAGGATGACGCGGTACATGATGAACCCCTGCGACTGGAATCCAGACTGCCGACCGCACCAGCTGAAAGACCCGGTCAGGCGAACGGAAAAGGGTCCTCAGCAGCCGATGACATTGACACCATGGCGAAGGTCTTGCGGATCCTTGAAACGCGTCCCAAGGCAAGCCAGGCGAAAGTGATCAGCAGCGTGGCGGTGTTCCTGGGGGTGGGGGAATGAAAGAACACGAAGCGGAACCTGAATTAAGAGATTCCTTCGCATATTGTCCACGCTGCGACATGCCGAACCTTGAAGCGCAGGCGCTGGCTTTTGCAGCGAAGCTGATCAGGGATGACATTGCAAAATCAATCGACCTCGCTGAACTGGAAAGCTGGAACAACCGCACGCGCCTGGATCCGACCAGGGAATCAGCGTGTTCAGCAGTCATGAAAACTGAAAACATCCTGGCGCTGAATACATGGGTCAAGGCGGTGTTCGATGAATGAAATACCGCACCAGCTGATTGATCACTGCGCCGAACACCTGCGCACGCTGCATGAACGTGGACAGCCGGAAAATTTCGTGCATGCGCTGCACCAGCTGTTCAGGGATTTCGAACGGTGGAAATTTGAATATGGAAATTCAAGACCTAACTCCACAATCCTGGAAGCAATCATTGATCAGAAAAGATTGTGCGACAAATACAATGCTGAATTTGCTTCGGTCACCATGGGAAAGATGCCGGAAATCGGCGGCTGGTCCGCGCGCCTGACCGTTGCTGCGCCGGGTGTTCTGGACAATGGGGACAGCGATGAATGACGCCGACCTGTTCATCCTCTCGCGTGCGCAGATCATTGCGCTGGTTCAAGCTTCGGCTGGTCCAGAGTGTGAATCGGATGACTATATCAATTTCATTATGAATGAAAAATATAAGCCGCTGCCAGAAAAGTCGATTGCCATTCTTTATTACGGCAGCAGCGGGGAAATCATGATGAGGAGTATCAAAAAGGATGACTGACGAATATTTCGAGTGTCACGGCTGCGACAAAATTATCAGCAAGTCTGAGGCGTCAGTTTTTGCATTGTGCGCCGATTGTGAAGCAATCCGAAAGGGTTCATCGATGAAAGACACCGACACGTTCATTGTGCGCGGGTTTCACCTGCGATTGATTGCCGACGAATTGCGGCGGCTGGACATATTAAAAACGCCGCACAGTCATGAGGCGCTGCATACGATTGGCAAGGTATTGCAGGAAATTCTGGACAGACCCCTATGCGCCGACAGTGATCATAAAACACCCTGATCACATGCCGGCCTCTATAAAAATAGGGGTTTCATAGCTGGCTGCCGGTTCATCAAAAAAACACCTGTATTTTGATCGCAAAAGCATGAACACGTTGACGCGCGGTGCGTTGACACTCAGACAGAATAGGAACCATACATGGGAATTCATCCTAATGTCGGCATTGACCGATTTCCTAAGCAGGGCGAATGGAAAGGCCGGAACGTGCTGGTCTGCTTTGAATACGACACCACGCGCACAATTCCTGGAACCATAGTCAGGGACGATGAAGAGGAACCGGGTCTGCTTATTATAAAGCTTGCCGATGGACGCTATGTGCTGTCCACCGAATGTCAGTATACCTTTCGAAAGGGAATGGAATGAATGACACGCAGTATGGAGTTCTTCAGGCTCTCATGAATGAGATCGAAAAGAAAAACAGCTGGGGAAAAAATGAAATCCTTATTTTGATCGGCAAGCTATGTGCGAAAGCGGTCGACAGCGCCACGTTCGGGGAACTTCCAAGATGAGTTTCAGATGCGATGGGTGTGGCAATTCGAAATCAGGCAAGCCGATACGCTGGGGGACCTTGGGTCAGTATCTTATTTGCAAGGAATGTCTGCCCATGCTGAACAAGATCAGAAAAGGTCTTGAAAAAAAACTTTCCCGATGAGGAGAACACTAAAATGCAGTGCTCAATCTGCAAAAAAACGCAGCTAGAAGTTTTCGACATGCAGAATGAAAACTATGTTTTTCGCTGCGCAAAATCAAAGCGCGGTCTGCAGCGCGGCGTTGTCTATTGCCTCTATTGCGCTGATGACCTGGAAACCGCTTACCTGAATAGCCTTCCCCCTGACCCGCGTGATCATCCAGACTATGAAGCGGGCATGCAGGCGATCCATGGTCACTGGGAGACGGTAAGCCGATGACAACCTACGAAACCCCGCCGAACTCCAGGCCGCTCAAAACTATGTATGCGTTCATCTCAGAGGACGCGATTGGAAATCACGGCATTGTCAGCGCGCGCCTGGCTGGCCAGAACTTTCCGCTTGTCACGATGGAAGCGCATCTTTTGCCTTATATGAAGGACGCCGCGCAAAAGGCAATGATGGGAACCGGCAAGCGAATCAAGCTTGCGACACTCAAAGTTGAAAAATGGGAGGACATATAAGTGTCCATGGAATTCAGAGCGCCTTTCATTGAAACGCAGTTTGAACCTTTTGCGAATATGCTTGCAAATGGACGAGGGGCAGACTGGTTGCGGAAAAATGATCCGCTGCTTTTTCTGCAGCTATCACAGGCGTTCGCCGTTGCTTTCAGCAGAGGTTATAAATTTGGACAGCATGTCGGCATGAATGAAACACCGGAAGCAAGGGACGCAATCAACTCTGACCTGGAAACGGAATTGGCCTTAATGAGCAAGCGGGCACGTGACATTGCGAAAAAGCTCGGAGTTCCTACGCGGAACACAAGTGAAATGGACAAGAGATGATGAAACAAATGCGCAAGGCCGCCGAAAAGCGCGCGCGCCGATCAGCAAAAGGAAAAATTCAATGACCCGAATCATAAATGAACGCACAATCAATGTGAAAGACAAGACACCGCACAGCATGGGAGTTCGCCAGGGCGTTGACGTGACCATGGCCATAGTAAGCCACAGATCAAGGCCGGGGATTCCGCTGCTACTGTTCGGGGTAGTCGATGCATCGGGCATTGAAACAGCGGTGCCGATGGACGCAGCTTCGGTCAGGCGCATCGCGAATGAAATGCTGAAACACGCAGCGGAAATGGAGAGTCTGCAATGAAATACCAGACCGGCAAAATCTATATGCACCCGGATGTTCCCGGGAAAGTCATGGCAGCTTTGGCAGAATGTCAGCCGCTCGATTCAGCTGATTGTGACAGCTTGCAATTTTATCGGCCTGACCTGATTCAGCTGATCAGGCATCCGGTTCCGATCAAGGTGTTTTCGACAACCGATGACATGCCCGAATCCGTGACATTCCAGCGCATCTTGTTCAAGCGAAAGCAAATTTTTGTCACGGTGTATGAATGCGTGCAGGGCGAATGACCTACTGCATAAATGGAAGTTTCACCCGCATAAAAGCAGGAATCCAGCATTGACGCGGCTTGCAGAGCGGGGTTCGAATCCCAAAAATTCACCCGCTTTTATGAGACGAAAGGG